GTTTAGTGAGAATTATGTATGAAAGCTTGTAAACCTATTATTATTCTATGCGTTGAAAATATTCGCCAATTTATTAATATGAACTACCATGGACCCATTTGGCATAACGCGTTTTGGAATCCATTTTTTAAATTTAGGACTAAAAATACATTCTATTAATAATGTTTTATTGACATCTACATATCTATCTTCGGCAACATTTTCAAAATCATCTTCATCATCACTTTCTTCAATATAATCCAGATTTTTATTTTCACGAATGTTTCGGAACAATCCATTCATGAAAATACTTGTTTTGTAATCCGGAATACACGCAACATTATAATATACCAATGATTTGTTTTTACCAAATGCAAAAAGATGATATATGTCAAATTGTATATCGGCAATTACGTGAAATGTGGTTGGATATTTATATTGGGGTTTAGAAAAATCGATGACGGGTTTACTATGAATTCCAGGGGTTTTTATTTGGGTTTCTGTATTTTTATCGGTTTGGACATTGGTATTTATTTTTCGTGTTAAAGAAATATTTAAATAAGGTGCAATATGGGAAAGCATTCTATATTGCAAATGATGAATCGTATATCCGACGTCTCCACTGATTTTTTCAGGAATATTGATATTGCATTCAAAATCGCATGGCTGATGATTATACCATAATGATGGTAATGCAAATACCACTCCATTTTTACAAGTGAATCGCTGGACAATTTGATTTTTCATGAAATCATGTAAATATCCTAATTTTTCGCTAAATAAAAAGGAAGAAATGGAAATCCCCTTATATGAAAAAATATCTTCAATAACGAAGAATTTCTTTTCATCGGCAGGGTCCGTATTCTCCAAAATAGTTCCATATAAAACCGTTCCTAATGATAGACATGGTTGAAAAATCGTATTGATTCGCGAAATTTTACTCACTTTTTTATCGCGGTTCAATTCCATCAAATAACACACATCCATATTTTTATGGAATGTGAACCATGCGAAAAATTTCTTTCCAGCAGGTATCGCCAAAGTAATATTATAATTAAGGGAAACTTTCTTATGTGAAATTGTTTCATAGGAAAGTTCAAATTGTGGAAAACGCCTCATAAGGTTTTGACATTGAATTGCATTGAGTTCCATTATACGCTTTTATATGTATATTTATATGTAAAAATGTTTTTATATCTTTTTGATAAATGTTTTATTCATAGGGTTGGTACAGACAATTCTTGCTCTAAATAAGAGTCCAGTTCATTTTGCATGTTTTCACTATTAAAAATAAACATGTTCTCAATGCCTTCGGATTTTTTATTCATGATTTCATCTAAAATTGTTTTGTATTTATCGGTTTGTGTTTTTACTAAATCTTTTGTTTTCTTGGTTGTGTAAGTATCTTTTAAATAATTGAATAAATAATGGATAAGAATAATAATAATAATTGATATAATGATGTTTTGAACCAACCATATCATGAATTGTGTATGTTCTCAATTATCTATATGTTTTTAGATAGATTTGATATGAATAATAATTACGTAGAAACAAAAACAATTTTAGAAAATACTTAAATAGATATTCCTAAATATTTTAGAGAAGAAAGAATGCCGGCTATTATAATTGTTGAAAAATTGGGTTCTATTAAACAAGTTAATTTCAAAAATTATGATGAAAATGAATTATACAAAAAAGCGGGGTTCAAGTCCGCCGAAGGGTTCAAATGTCATACTTCATGGACAATCGATATGGATTCTAAAAAATACACAATTAACGTATATGGTAAGACAACTGGAAAAGCAAATCAGGAAAATAAATATGAATTTCCTCCACCGATTGACAATACATTGTTTTTTGGAAATTGCGTCGTTGTTAAAAAAATGGAATCGAATCCAAATGAAGTCGTCGATTTATCTGAATCTGCATGGAATACTATATATGAAACCTTATATGGCGGATTTGAAGATTTAGGTGATGAAGATTCTGATGACGACGATGACGACGATGACGACGACGATGTCCCGCGAACAAAAACGGGTTATGTAAAAGATGGGTTTGTAGTTGACGATGATGATGACGATGATGACGATGATGATGATGTTGACGATGATGACGATGACGAAGAAATTCCAATAAAAAGTAAACCAAAAACAAAACGAGTTACCAAGTCTAAAAAAAACAGTGCAATAAAAAGCGTTTTTGATTTAAAACCAATTGAACAACCTATTGTAGATAATTATTTAGATTGTACAAGTGAATTAGTCGAAGAAGAATATGTATAATTATATTATATAGATGGTAAATACAAATCTTTATAATACTTTGTTCGGTAAGAATCAAAAAGGAGGAAATTTAGTATCTTTTGGAAAAAACAAGAATTTTTTTAAACTATTGGATGAAAAAAAAGGCTTCTTAATGTTGGTGTTTGCAAATTTAATAGTTCAATTGGGAATAACATATTATATTATGGAAAATTCGAAAAATGAAAAAGAAAAATTGGACATAAAAATATGGATATTATTTGCAATTGGATTATTTGCATTGATATTTGTAATATCATTGGATTTGCCATTATGGGTAAAAACACTTGTTTTTACTGGAATATCATATATGTTTGGATATTTATTATCATTTTTACGAAATAAGGTGGATCCTACAATAATAAAAACAGCTATATTTGGAACAATGGGGATATTTAGTAGCATGTTTTTATTCGGTTTAACAATGATTTTATTTGGCGTGGAGCTTACTCAACGTTTTGGTGGATGGTTATTATTGGTACTACTACTATATATTATTGTGAAAATTGTGACATTGTTTATGGGTAATTATTCAAATTTTGTAAAAGGATTTTTAGTATTTGGTTTGACACTTTTCTCTGTTTTTATAATATACGATACAAACCAAATCCTACAAAAAGATTATTATGGGGATTTTATAACAGCATCTATGGACTATTATTTGGATATTATAAATATATTTGTAAAATTAGTGAATTTAATGTCATTAGAAGAATAGAATATTCCACTGTAAGAATGAATTATTCTAATGTAATAATAGATTTTTATAACTACAAATATAAATTTGTGATTACAAATGCAATCATATAATATATAATAAAAATATTTAGAAAAAAATAAAAATAGGTATAATATAATGATATGTCCGGTTTGTCTTGAAGAAAAAGAAGAACTAAAACAAATATGTAAAAAACACAAATATTGTGAATGTTGCATAGAAATATGCAAATTATATTTCCATAATCATGAACTATGTTTTATGTGTCTTCAAGATAAGTGTTGGATAACTGCTTTATATAATACTAAAAAAAAGTAACTTTTTACACCTTTGCACTTTTAAATCGCCGATTATATAACCCTGAATTCACCTTTGGCGATTTCTCGGGTATAAAAGGCGAATTATCAGTTGCAAAGTAACAGTTACCAAAGCACGTTCAAAGAACGCCCACTTTAAGTGGGCTCCCTTCGGGTAAATGTGCAATGGTGTATATATTTTTGTGGATTTTATAATCTTGAATTCATACACGGAAATTTGATAACGCATCCAATACGATTACATATAGGACATATGTTATAACTTTGATTTATAGAAGTGGCAATATCATAACATGATTCATGTAGTGATACATTACATCGAACGCACATTAATAAATTTTTAACATCGACTATTTTATTACAAATTGCACAAATTTCATTCTCATAATTTGATTTCAAAAATGAACGGTTTACCATTTTACTAAATATATAGATTGCCGTTATAAAAAAGTAAAATACCGAAAGAATCAATTTTTCACTTTTTGTTTTTTATTACAACATAACACAATTCATAATCATGAATTCATACAATGAAATTTACCAACAGACCCAATGCGATTACATAGAGGACATCTAGTATAAGTTTTATTTATCTTCGTCGCAATATCATAACATGATTCATGTAATGATATATTACATCGAACACACATCAGCAAATTCTGAATATCAATATTTTTATTGCAAATTGCACAAATTTCATTTTGATGTTTTGATTCTAATGAGCTAATGTTTCCCATGGTTGTACTTGTTATTGAAATAAAAAAGTAAAATACCGAAAGGATCAATTTTTTACTTTTACATTTTTGTTTTATGCTTTTTATTTTTGGCAAAATTTATGATTTCCAATGTTTACCGCAATCCAAACAAGTTACAAATATTGTCGCAGGTTCATCCGCACTACGAGTTTGTAGTTCATAATATGTACAACGTTTTGATTTGCATTTTTTACAAGTGAACATATCAGTAGATGCTTCAATATTGGAAGTATATTTAGATGCATCACGTTTGATTTTTCGGTCAATAAATATTCGCCAATGAGAAGGGTTCAATTCTTGATGTGTCATGAATGCGATACTTTGAGGCGTAATTTCATTTTGCCTGATTTGAGTTAATAAATCTTCATTTTTCAAATTAATATAAATCGAACGTAATCGGTCTAAATATAATTGCGCAAACGCCGGATTTTCCCACTTTTTTACTATTTTTCGAATATTGGCTTCTTTGATAGTATAATTGTATACCCCTTTTTCAAGATTAATTGACATAGTATCATCTTGAAGAATAGTTGTGAATTTTTTACGTATATTTTCACGGAAACTATCTGGATTTGCAATTTTACGATTTATTTCTGAACTCATCTTTTATAGTGTTAATTGTATAATATTATACAAAATTCTATTTAATTCAATTTTTTATTGTTTTATTATGAAATGTATATTTTTATTATAGAATCTATAAACAAAGAATATAAAAAATATATATTATAGACATTTATATGGAATCTATTATAAACCAGTGTGACTTTAATTGTTTATGTTATAAAAATCCAGTAAGATACAAGAATATGAAAGAACGATTCGCGAAACTAGGATTGGAGTTGAATATTTTCGAAGGCGTAGAAATTACAGACCCCAGAATAGATAGTCAACCAATCGGCGAAGGTATCAAACGACTTTGGTCAATTACATATGGACATATTGATATGTTGAAATTATTTTTAAAAACAGATAAAAAATATGGTTTTTTTTGCGAAGATGATATTTATTTACACAAAGATTTTACTAATCAGTTACCAAATATTATCAATGAATTTGAAAGTATGAACCTGGATTTTTTACTATTGGGACACATGACCAACTATGCTATTGAAGAATGGATACAAGGGTATGAGTTAAAAGGACATTTTGAAAATCGTCCATACAAATATCATAATTATCCTGCGACCGAACATGGTCATTGGGGAGCACACTTGTATATGTTAACAAGAAAACATGCCGAGTTTTTAATTGAAAAATTTGGAAACGGATATGCGGATGAAACTTTAGTAAATTCTTCATTGCCTCATTTTAGTCCAGATTGGACAATTACAAAACAAGGAAATCGCGCATTAATGTATCCAATGATGGCCGTAGAAGACGCAATTGGAGATTATGGTCATAGCGGTCAAACCGAATATCACAAAAGTAGTACACGTTTGAATTATGACCCCGATTTTTTCATATAAATATACGTAAAAAAAATCTAAAAAAAATATTAAATAATATATATTATGGCAGATAAATATTATTATAAAGGAATAGATATAAATTCCATAGTTCAATCGGGGACTTCAACTATACCAACAACTTCATTTAATGGATTTCCGCCATATGCAACATCTAATGAATCTTTATCAAGAATAGTAACGGATATGAGTTATAGTATATCCAATACATCTATAACATCAGATTATTCTATATCGGCTGCGGTAACTACGGTAACTGCGAGTAATCAGTATTCTAGTCAAGGTAGTGTTGATATACCTTCATGGGCAGATAGTATGAGGTTTAAAATAAATTCATCAAAAGGTGCAACAGGACCAAGTGGAAATAATGGAAACAAAGGTGCCAAAGGAGATACAGGTGATAGTGGAACCCCTATGACAGTAAAAGGTTGTCCCCCTATGTCAAAGAGTAGACCTAGAACTGGCGGACCAGGTGGCGAAGGTGGTGAAGGCGGTGAAGGTGGTTCGGGTAGACCAGGTGGTGAAGGCGGTGAAGGCGGGTATATATTTGTATCAACTCCAATTCCAATAAATAGAACTAACGTTCAGTTATTATATAACATAGGAAATGAAAATGAAACAACTTTGAATATTGGGACTGATTATCAATTCACTGTGAATAGCGGTAGTGCCGGAAACAAAGGTGACAATGGACAACCAGGAAATAAGGGACAAGCAGGAAATAGGGGAGGCGACGGTGCAAAAAATAGTTGTAATTCACCTGGTACCGGAAGCAGTGGAAATACTGGTGCCGCGGGAAACAAGGGAGCCGATGGAGCAAATCCGGGAAACAAGGGAGCCATTGCAACATTTAGTATACCACCAACAATTACATCTAGCACTGGAAACTCATCAGAAACTACGTCAAAAATAAATGTATATTTTTTCAAAACATAATAATATAATAAAAAAATATTTAAAAATATATTTGTTTTTATGTAAAATGAGTGATTTTATTTACGAAATAAAAAATTCTATACCAGACGAATTATGTGACGACATAATAAATATGTATGAATTAGAAGATAATAAATATGGAGGATTAGTATTTGGAGGATTAATAAAAGAAATAAAAGATACAACTGATTTATTAATACCAAAGAATGAAAAACGATGGGAAAGGCTGGAAAAGTGTCTATATGATGCATTAAGTGTAGGTTTTAAGGAATATACTACATTTTTAAATAAAGAAGATTATAAATCAAAAAATAGAAATTATAATATATTAGAATTTACAAATTTTCATATAGAAAATTTTATGATACAAAAGTACAAAAAATGTGAAGGAAAATATGTATATCATAATGATTTTTCCGCCGATTTTGAAAATAAGTGTTATAGGATAATTACATTTATATGGTATTTGAATGACGTAACAGAAGGTGGTGAAACCGAATTTTGGGGAAATTATACAATTAAACCCGAAAAAGGAAAATTAGTTTTATTTCCAGCATCTTGGTGCTATCCACACCGTGGTAAAATGCCAATATCAAATGATAAATACATAATAACAAATTGGTTTTATACGAACGAATAATAATTGTAAAAATAGTAAAAATAATTTATTTTCTTTAAGTAGTTTTAAAGGGTGCGGTTTTAAATCTTCAAGGGTTTAAATAATTTGTTTATTATAATATTAAATGGAAATACTCAATGAATATAGAAGAAATCGACCATTATCATGTGGTATTATTGTGATAGATAATTTTTATGAAAACCCAATAGAAGTTCGAAATTTTGCATTGAAACAAGAATATATAGAACATAAATGTCTAGAAGATTCATATTGTATAGGTAAAAGAAGTAAATCATTTGCATGTCAAGAACATAAAGAACGATTTCAACAAATACTAGAACCGGTTGTTGGAAAAATAACAAACTTTCCATTTGATACTGAAAACGGAAAATTTCAATATTCAACATCAAATGAACATTCATGGGTTCATTATGACAGACAAAATACAAATTGGGCAGGAGTAATATATTTAACACCGGATGCACCAGTTGAATCTGGAACCGCGTTTTATCAATATATTGACGGAACTATGAATGCCAATGAATGTAAATTAATGAACAGTGATTATATTAAATATGATAAAGATATGACAAAATGGAAATTAGTAGATAAAGTTGGTAATATATTTAATCGCCTTGTACTATTTGATTCTTCAAAATATCATACCGCAGTTGATTATTTTGGTTCAGATTTATATAACAGCCGATTATATCAATTGTTCTTTTTTTCAACCCAATCATCGTGATAAATCCCATATAAAATTAGTATTTCGAACCGTAAAAATCCTATTGACTTTACATTTTTTATAAAAATCTATTTAGAAACAAATCTTTATTTGAAATCTAAAATGGAATTTATAAAAAAGTATAGAAATAACCAATCCATTTCATGTAGATTTATAGTTATTGACAATTTTTATGAAAATCCAATGGAAGTTCGAAATTTTGCTTTACAACAAGAATTCACAGAAGATTCATATTATCCTGGTAAACGAAGCAAACAGTTTGCATGTCAACAACATAAAGAACGATTTCAACAAATATTAGAACCGGTTGTTGGAAAAATAACAAATTTTCCATTTTGTAGCGATAATGGCAGTTATAGTGATAATGGAAAATTTCAATATGCAACTTCAAATAACCATTCATGGGTTCATCATGATAATGAAAATACAAATTGGGCAGGTATAATATATTTAACACCGAATGCACCCGTTGAATCTGGAACTGCATTTTATCAATATATAGACGGAACAATCAATGCATCGGAGAGTGAATTAATAAAAAATGATTTTAGTAAATATGCTAAAGATATGACAAAATGGAAATTAGTTGACAAAGTAGGTAATATATTTAATCGCCTTGTATTATTTGATTCTTCAAGATATCATACAGCAGTTGATTATTTTGGAACAGATTTGTATAATGGTAGATTATACCAAGTATTCTTTTTTTCCACAGAATAATATATAATAATAGTATATAATTATTATATATGATAGTAGTAATAAGACAAGATGGATGTATTGAATGGACAAAAAAATTTAAAAATATTATAATATTTAATAAAGGCGACATATTACCAGATGAATACAATTGTATTAATATACCAAATATTGGATTGACATATCATACCATTTTTACATATATATATAATAATTATGAAAATTTAGATGATTATATAATATTCATAACAGTATATGCACATACTAAAATATGTAGTAATATGTTGAATAAAATAGAATATTATTTGAATAATCCTTTAAATATACATTTTGAGCTTATTACACACGTCAAAGAGTGTATATATACTAGATGTATTGAAAATGATAATGAACCACAATGTATCGATGATGAATCAATTGACTACCACTCGAAACATGATTTTTTAGAAAATGTTTATATTAGAGTATGTTCAGAATTATTCGGAATGGTCGAACATAAATGTATTTATAAGGGAAGAGGTGCTTCGTTTATTGTATCTAAAAAAATGATATTAAAAAGAAGTAAACCTTTTTATTTGAAAATAATCAAGTTATTAGAACACAGTGCACATCCTGATGAACATTATATAATAGATATTATTATTCAAAAAATATTTGCAGATCGTTATACTAATTTTAAAATTACGTATGAATACAATGTAGATGATTCTACACCAGTTGTTGACACAAATCATGAATGAATTGTATTATAGAAAGTACTTCAAAATATTATAGTAAAATATACCCTCCTATAAATTAGTCGTATAATTCAATATAAAAAACGATAAAATAACCATCGTCACTAATATGTTTTATAATATTTGAATCGCTATCTGATATATGCATGAACATATTGCCTTCATTCGCGACAATTATATCGTCGTCTTTATTAATATTTTTACCAGAACCTACAAGCAAATTTGTATTGTTCAAAAATATATATGATGTAATAGTTGTAGTTGAGTTATAAAAATTGAAACTATTTGAAAAGTCGCAATATTTTGTTACAAATATTTCTTTAAAATTTATTTTTTTTTCTTTTAAAAATAAAAAATTATCTTTTATACTCTTAGAATATAAATCAAATATGTTGTTAATAATATAATTCAATGTTTTTGGCAATTTATCAATATCAATAATTGATATTTTTTCATCATTCATGTAAATTATGTTCCATTCATTTTTTTTATAAATATAATCAGTAATTTCTTGTATTATGAATCCACATGTATGAAAATCTAAAAATTTTTCAACTATATGTCTATTTAAGTTAAAAGAATTGTTTAATTTAATTGGGTTGGATACATTCAGTACACTATTTTGTACGTCATCTTTGTTTATAATTGGGGGTTCTAGTGAATCGTGTCGCTTAATGTTACTATCGAATTTACACAAATTTTCATTTGAAATCTGGACGTTATCATTTTTTGTAAACAATTCGGTATTGAATTTCATTGAACTCACTTGATGTGGATTGTTACATTTCACGGATTTATTATTTTTATATAAAATAATTGTGTTGTTATTATATAAATCTTGTTTATTAAATATATTTTTAAATTTATTAAAAACTTGGGCATCTTTTTTATACAGAATTTCTTCAAAAATATTACTATTTAAAATATCATCGGTTACTTCTATTTTTTTTATATTTTGGTTTTCATTATTAAAATGTAAAATATAATCATCTCTTTTAAAAATATCGCGTGCTGTATAATTTGAATGTTTTTTAGAATCATAATATTCTAAATTTACTGGTATATGATTATACCAAATATCGATAACTAATATGCAACGTTCATCTTGTTCACTATTATCAAATACATTGCCTTCGCAATGATAATATTTACCTCCATTAAAAACAATATGTTTCATTCGTGTAGGAAAACTAAAACATAACGTATTATCAGTTAGATTTTTGAATTTATATGAATCGTTATCAATATTTGTAATTATAGTAGGGTCGTTATTATTGTCAAAGTATGTTACACATGACAAAAACGGTTTTTTTGATAATTTTTTATTATTCACTGACAAATCACCGCTAGTCGTAGTTAAGCCACATATTTTACGCGATTTAAATGAAAATCCACCAACAATATTTGTATCGAACCGTATATTCATTCTATTCAAATGAAATTTAACAATATCATATACGTATTTTTCAATCAAATTGAACTCGTTTTTATTGTGATTCAATAAATACACTGCTGCATATTTATTTGCCAACATACATTCATTAATTAAACACTGTATATGTGTATTTTGTTCATGAATATTATTACTTGAAGATATTGACCACGTTTTTAAATCACATTTCAACAATGATGAACAAACTGAATTATTTGAATCACGTATCATAAAGGGATATGTATATTGTTTGATGAAATTTGCATTTTTATTAATTTCAGATTCCATACAATTTATATATTTTTCATATTTTTGAATATTTGAAACTTCGTCAATAATAAATGTATCCGATTTGCAATATAAATGTTTGAAAATGTAATCAAATATTTTTGAAAAACCATGCAATTGATAAATAGTGGATTTATCAATAATATTTTCAAAGAATTTTTGTGTTATTATATTATTATCAATTATAACTGTTTGCATTTCATCTTTTTCATAGAATTGCATTAATTCTTCATTCTTATTGTATTTTTTATTTGTTATGATAACGTTATTGTACATAAAATTCAAATATGAAAATATACTATCATCATAGAATGGAACATGTAATGGGGGTTTTTTCCATACTGCAACTAATATTAAATTACGCCGAGTATTATCGTCTGGATTACATCCATAAATATTTATACCAGAATGTATATATTTACCATTAAAACGTGTATGTTTCATTTTTCTTGGAAATGACAAACATATTTTGGAATTATCCATGTATTTTTCGTTAGCATAACTATCTATATTTGTAAACATAGTAGGATAATTACTATCGTTTAAATATGTAATTGTAGTTAAAAATGGAATATTTGTTGTAGTATTATATACTCGGTCTTCATAATCATCTCGGTCTAAATGAAAATTAACAGAACAATTAGGTGTTTTTTTATTAGTCCAAAATGTAACAATTGTATTTTCATCAAAATCCATATTCAACTGTTTCAAATGAAAATGTGCAATATCATATACAAATTTTTCAACAATAGAATATTCAGTTTTTGTTGTATCTAATCTACATTGAATATCTATAACATCACTGTATTTAAATAATAAATCACTAATGTCATTACCTGTATTTATTTGCCAATCTAAATTATTACAATCCATTTCTCAAATATGGTATGATATATTTATATATTTTATACAAAAATTATATAAATATTTGTGAACAATGATATCTAAATGAATAATAATTACACAACTATTTGCTTTGCAATAATATACAATAATAATGAAAATGAAGTATTAAAAACATTGGAAAGCGTTTATACTATTATTGATAGATGTATAATATTAAATACATATTCTCAGGATACTTCATGTGAACAATTTACACATTTTTTTGAGGATAAAAATATAATATATCAATTATATAATTCTGACGAAAAAGAGGCGTCTAAAAATAAAACAAAATTATTTGAATTATGTTATGGACACACAGAATTCATACTACACTTAGAAGCTGGTGAAATTTTGAATATACAAAATTTAAATAGTTTTGAAAAAATAAATATGTACCTTGACAGTAAAAAAATGATATTATATAATGCAAATGTATACGAAACCCTTCCGTATATAGATACGAAAGTAATTGAATTCAATGAATATACTATCAAAACTAATAATAAAGAAATAGCGAATATAAAACCTGTTTTTTTTAATAATAAATATAAATGGAAAATTGCTGGAAATGTGTTTCAAAAATATATCCCAATTAATATAGATGAATTAGATTATGGGTATATTTTTAATAGTCTTTTATATGTAGCGAACAATTGCAATGAAAATATTGTTAATGAAGAAAACATAAATTCAAATATATTACTATTAAAAAAAGATTATTTAGATACCATCAATGTAGATGAACATGGAATCAATTCACTTTGTATATTTAATATTGCCCAAAATTATTATTATTTACAACAATGGAATAAAGCATTATTGAATTATTTGAAATATACAAAATTAAAAGATGCCGAAAAAGACGAATTATTTGAATCATATATGAAAATTGTACAAATAATGTATATTTTAGATTATAATGTAAAAGATTTAATACGGTATACAGTTTGTGCAACACAAATTTATAATGAACGTGCTGAACCATACTATCAATTAGGATGTATCTTTAATGAAAATAGTAATTATGAATTAGGTTATTTTAATTTGAAAAAAGCACAATCGAAAAATTTAGAAGAAATATATAAAAAATCTATGAAATTTATTGACGATGCATGTTACGGAATAAATATTAATTATCAATTAGCATTATCATGTTTACATACATACCGAAAAGATGAAGGGATTGAATTATTGAATAATATTGATAAATCTAAATATGATGAAAATGAAATTTCTTATTTGAAAAAACACTTTTATGAAATTTAGAAAAATATTGTGAAAAAATGATACAAATAAAATGTTCTATATTTTTGTATAAAACATTTTATGGAAAAACGCGCGATTTGTGTAATTGGCTTTATACCAAATGAAATCTGGTTGGATTTTCTGAATAAAATCGAAAATACAGGTGGCTATGATTTGTTTTTTGTTATTGATGTAGATTATGTTGATTACGAATCAATGTATGGTTCAAAATACCCCAATGTAAAAATTATTCGAATATCCCACGCAGAAACCGAAGAAAATTACTATATAAATTCATCGAGCAGATTGGGATTTCCTAAAATTATCGCATGGGACAAAGCGCTTTATTATTTTTGTAAATTGAATACATCATATGATTATGTATGGTTTTTCGAGAACGATGCATTTTTTTATGATATAAATGTAGTTGTGAACATAGATAAAAAATATCCAAATAGTGACCTTTTAACAAAAGAATACGAGGTCAATGAAAATGGAGAGCATAATTACTGGTTTTGGTACGGAATCGATTTTATCATACCACCACCATACTACAATGCAATGATTTGTGTATCAAGATTGTCTAAACAATTATTACAAAAAATAGATGATTATGTTTCCGAATCAAAAACCTTGTTATTTATAGAAGCAATGATTCCTACAATCGCAAAACATCATAAATTAATATATGAACATCCAGACGAAATGAATAAAACATTACAATGGCGGTATGATTGGAATATTACAAACATAACGCCTGAAAATATATACCACCCTATAAAAAATATTGAAAATCATAAGATAATTCGCAAAGAATTGCAAAAACTATGCAACTAAATTATTTCTAAATCTTTTAATTTCCAATATTCACATCCCCCGTTCGGTAAAGGACGTTTAATGATAAACGGTATTTTTTTCTGTTCCAGTTCAGCTAATGCAATTAAATATCCATCGATTACATCTGATTCAATTTGTATAAATGGTTTTGAACCCGAATTAATTTGATGCGCTCTTTCTCCTAAAATTCTTGTTTTTTCATATTTAGTTAAGAATGGTAACGTTTTATGTAATGGGTCTACAATTGTTCCATTTTCATTTCTAATAATTGTTGTCAAATTTTCAATTTCTTCATAATTATGAAATTGTAATTCTGGATGATAATCTGTTATAATATTTTTCTTAATATTTTCATTGAATTTTTGCAAATAATTTTCATCGTCGTCGTCATCATCATCATCATCGTCGTCATCATCGCCATTTATATTAAATGGCGATTGTTCCCCTGTTTTAAATGCATTTACATTGCCTTCATTTTCATCGTCATCATCTTCTTCTTCATCTTCGTAGTTATCCTCATCTTGTTCAATATCACTGGCTACTGATTCATCTTCTACTTCATCGTCATCATCATTATCAATTGCATTGATATTTTTATTAGGATTAAATTTCGATTTTGTAGATAATTTTAATACATTTTCAGTATCAGATTCAACATCAGATTCAATATCAGAATATTCGTCTTTTTCGTCCATGTTATATAATATAATGCAATATTTCTAAATGTATTAAAAAATAAATACATTCAATTTTTTGTTTTTGTTTTTCGTAGTAAATCATCAACATGATTTTTGTTTTTTATTTATTATCATCCGTTTTCCACGTAGTGTCGCATTCTGAACAAATGTATAAATATTTCAAATTATCATCATCATACCGAATATAAATGACTTCGGGTAATTTATGGTCATGTTCAGTGTTTGATTTGCATCTAACATTTGGACATTTTACATTGTAAATACGTGGTAACGTAGGGTCTAATTTCGTATATTTATTAATAATATGATTGAATTTTTGTTCGCCTTTTTTTAATTGAGTATTTAAAACACATACACCTTCATCGGTAATAGTTTCATCTTTATTGCCACAATTGCGACAATAGTAAATTAATTTATTAGTATCATTCTCATTAATACTAATATATAACATATTGGAACAGTGGTTACAGAATTTCATTGTATATATTAAAACAATTATTTTAATTTATTTATATAATCAATTTTTTGTTGCTCTAAATTTGGAATGCTCTTTTGCAGAATAAATTGATAAAAATATCATAAAATGATTGTTTTTTGTCTCTTTCAAAAAATTGAATCCGGAAAAAAATATAAAAATATCTGTATATTAATTATACCAACTATGGCGACTACAAATCGTCTAGTAAATACAGAATCAAATACAGGTAATGATGTGCAAATATCACCAAATATGCAATATAAAAGTTCAAAAAAACTCAATGATTATTTGATGAAACATAATGCAAAGAATAGTGATATGCCTTATACAAATACGCGAATGCCTGATAAAGTACAAGACCCTAAAATATCAGGAATTTATGGCGGTTCGTATTATATAAGTGATGAAGAATATCCAGAATTCTTACGTTTATATGCTAGTGAAATATTAACAAAAAATCGTGAAGAATATTTAACTGAAAAACAGTTGGACTCAAATGGTCCAATTTTGATAGATATTGATTTACACTTTGATTATGCAGTGGATAAACGATTGTATGATATATCACATATAGAAGATGGAATTGACATATATTTAGCAGAACTAAAAAGTATATATCAATTTGATGAAAACACGAAGTTCAATGTATTTGTGATGCAAAAGAATGATGTAAATCGCGTGGTTGACAAAAATATTACAAAAGACGGTATTCACATTATAATTGGATTGCAGGCTGACAGAATTACACAAATATTGTTACGGAAAAAAGTGATTCCGAAAATTGCAGAAGCATGGTCCGATTTCCCTATTGTAAATACATGGGATGGCGTATTTGACGAGGGTGTTACTAAGGGAGATGCACCTTGGCAATTATACGGTTCACGCAAGCCATATCATGATGTTTACAAATTGACATATATGTATGAAATTACATATGATACTGATGATGGTGAATTTATTCGAAACAGTATTAACTTGAAAGATTTTGATGTCATTGAAAATATTGAAAAATTATCAGCTAGATACAGTGGTCATCCAAGTTTATTTTATACCAGCGAATTTATAAAAATAAAAGAATCGAATGGAGGTCTATTAAATAACGCAAAACAAACAAGACAAAAACGTATTGCATTCAATAATTATTCCGATGTAAATGGATATATTTTAAAAATAAAAAATCGTGATGAATTGAAAGATGCATTGGACGAATTTTTGGATTCAATTCAATCATTTGATTATGAATTAAGAGAAGCACATGACTATACGATGACATTGCCAGAATCGTATTATGGCGTTGGTTCATATCTAAAATGGATACGTGTTGGATGGGCATTGCGTAATATTCATGATAGTTTATTGATAGTTTGGGTAGCGTTTAGCGCATTGGCTGAAAATTTTGATTTTAACTCAATACCAGAGTTATACGAACGATGGCAAAAATTTGATTTAAAAAATTCCCAAGGATTAACAAAACGTTCAATTATGCATTGGTCAAGAGAAGATGCTCTTGAAAAATTTAAAAAAGTAAGAGAAAACAGTATTGATTTCTATATTGACCAAACCATCAAAACAATAACATTGGATAAAATTAGAAATGATAAGAATTCAAGTGGTTGCGGTGATTTTGATATTGCAGGTGTATTGTATCAATTGCATAAACATGATTATGTATGTGTAAGTGTTTCAAAAGGAATATGGTATCAATTGAAGAAACATTGCTGGATTCAAAATGATTCTGGAACTACATTACGTCATTCCATTTCAACAACATTGCGTAACTTATATTGGAAACGAGCACAAAATTTGATGAATCAAGCAAGTTCATTGAATCCGCCAGATGAAGCTAAATCAAAACGTATGCAAGAAAATGCAAACAAGATTTTAACCATTTGCACAAGATTGGGTAACACCAATGACAAGAATAACATCATGAGAGAATCCAGGGAATGGTTCTACGACCCAGATTTCTTGCAACAATTGGACAGTAACCCATATTTACTTTCATTCAACAATGGAGTCATTGACTTTGAACGCAAAGTGTATAGAAAAGGATATCCAGAAGACCATTTATCAAAATGCACAAAAATAGACTATGTTCCATTGGATAAAGAAAAACATAAACAAACAATCGATGAAATCAATGATTTTATGCACAAGTTATTTCCAGACCCTCAATTGTATAAATATATGTGGGAACATTTAGCATCTACTTTGATAGGAACATCGTCAAATCAAACATTCAATATGTACGTCGGAATTGGTGCGAACGGAAAATCAGTATTGACCGATTTAATGAAAGAATGTTTAGGCGATTATAAAGGCGATGTTCCGCTATCCTTAATTACAGACAGGCGAGGTAAGATTGGTGGATTGGCACCAGAAATAGTAGCATTAAAAGGTGTCCGATATGCTCTTATGCAAGAACCGCAAGAAGGAGACCAGATAAATGAAGGCGTGTTGAAACAACTAACTAGTGGTTTTGACCCAATTACAGCCCGTGCACCGTATATGACTGAAATGGTGACATTCATTCCGCAATTTAAATTATGTGTTTGTACAAACGTATTGATGGAAATCAAAAGTCAAGACCATGGAACATGGAGAAGAATTCGCGTCGTCGATTTTGAATCATTATTTACAAATACTCCTGTCCAAGGTGACCCAGAAAAACCATACCAATTCTTGAAGGATACCAAAATTAATGAGAAATTTCCAGTATGGCGCGAAGTATTTATGGCAATGTTAGTAGATATTGCATTTAAGACAGAAGGTTTAGTTCACGATTGCCCCAGAGTGTTATCCGCTAGTAATTCGTATAAGGAAAAGAATGATTATGTTGCAGAATTTATTCGTGATAGAATCATAACAGACCCTAATGGAAAAGTATCAAAATCAGAAATTACCAATGAATTTTCAATATGGTATAAATCAATTCATGGAAGTAATGGGGCTCCAAGTTCTAAAAAAGTACATACATATATGGATAAAAAGTATGGAAGTTATGATAAAAAACGAGCATGGACAGGAATTCGTATAAATTATGATAACGAAGCAATCAATTCAGGTTCAGATGAAGATAATGAAATTGATAATATTAATGAAAACGATTTATAATTTTATTTGTAATTTTGTAATAAAATTATTTTTTTTATTTGTTTTTATTTGTTCGTAAATGTAAATCCATAATAATT